TCAAGGTTTTACCAGACTGAATTTTATTGTATCCCGATACACCCCTGGATGGCCTGGCACAAACTTACACTTTTTAATAGCAACCTCAGTTTCCCTGAAGAAAACCTCATCGCCCGTTATGTCTACTGAGTACACTTCGCCTTTATCATTAACCCACGCCGCATAATCGACACTCCCTTCAGTTCTCAATGCCTGAGCCTTCACTGGCATCACTGGCGCAGGACAACTTATACGCACAGGTGATATTTCTTTTTTATTATCAATAGCAAACACCACATTTGATATAAGAGCAGCACTAACCAGAAGTAATAATTTTTTCATAAACGATACCAACTTTGTTTTCCTTGCGTCCAAAATTCACTAATGCGCATTTTGCATGCAACACCGTAGGTGTGTTCCGCTTAGGCACCGCCCCTAGGGTATGGGGGGGATTATAGTTTAAGCAACTGCTCGCGTCCGACATGTCGCGGGCAAGTTTGCCCTCACTGATGTCTCAGCGAACGGCGGCGGGACGGGGTTTGTATAGCGTGAAAGCCACTTGCCTTTACCGAGCTTAACACTTCGCGGGAAACAGGTCCGATTATGTACCGCTGCGAGAGCCCCCTGAGCCGCGTAGATTTTTACTTTCATCAGCAATAAAAAAGCCCTCTCCGAAGAGAAGGCTTTTCATTTTTTTGCTCGGAAAACAGAATTGACGACGCAGTAGACAAGACCACAGATGTGGGGCATCGAGCATCCAGCGAATATCTTCAGGACCTCATCAGATAGCTCCAGAAACCAAAGCCCAACACAGATAAATACCGCATTCACTACAACAACTTGCACAGTTATTAAAATCAGCAACGTTATTGCATACAAATCTTTGATCCGAGTGTTTTTAACTTTGTGCGCCATGTGTCCCCACTTGGCGCCGGTCATTAGTGTCAGTTGCTCAGGCTGACGAGGTAATTATCGCCCTTCCCGGGAAGAAAAGCAAAATGAGCATATACGATAAAAACCCCTCCGGAGAGGGGTTGAGATTAGCAGGTGGCTTTGCGTTCTGCGGGGGATTTAGGCATCAGTCTTCATCCTCTTCCGGCTCTTCCAGTGCGTCACGGAAAGCCACTGCGATAACCTTCCCGCCAAACACCTCCATGTGCGCGTGTACCGGCGGCTCTTTGCCATCTTCAAACTCAACAACGAAAGTCATGGTAGACATCACTTCACCTCCTGCGGGGCGGCTGCGAGCAGAGAGTCAGCGTCAGCGATAACTTTCCTCAGCGCCGGAAACTCACTGTCTCTGCGCCCTTCCCACATCTCGCAATACTTTTCGATTTCAGGGTGAGCCCAATCGCGAAGCTCTGAAAGTAGGTCCTTCGGCACCATCACGTAACCATCCGGTATTGCCGGATAGTTGGTGTTCTGCACTTCGCCTGTTTTTGGCAAAGAACCCATAGCTGGCGCGGCCTTGATGGTGATTAGCGACTCCTCATCGACATGGTCGACAAGTTGTCGTTCGAGCATGACGGTGCGGGACTCCAGATGCTGGATATATTCTTTCAGCACATCAGCTCGATGCTTGCCCCACGGCTTCAGGACATCAAATCGCTTATCTTTTTGCACCCAGTCGGTTTTGTCGCTCCACTCCATATAGGCGGTGCGGAAGGACTCCAGCCCTCCGGCATATTTACCCAACTCGGCGTTTTTCTTCTCCAGCGACTCGATGCGGTCCTGCTGCTGGTTGATATGGTCGTCCTGAGCGGCGTTGGCACGCTGCGCCTTCTCCAGCGCCTCTACCAGCTCAGCGCCAGCCGCTTTCCATACGGCCCATAAACTGGAGTAAGTGTGCTCAGAGTAGAATCCGGTATAGATGCGGCGTTTTTTGAGATAACCCCACGGTAGAGCGTTGCATTCTTCAGCCCAAGCTTCGAATTTTTCTCTCTGCGCCAGTTCGGTGATATCAGTCATGCTGTCGCTCCCTTCACGAAGATGATCCAGTGGGTTTTATCGTTCTTCCCGGTGCGCTGGCCGATCGCCGGTTTCTCGCCTGTTAAAGCTAGAATTTGGCTAACGGGGATTTGGGTTTCATTCCATTTGAATATGAGCACACCATGTGGCCGCAGTACGCGAAACGCCTCTTTGAATCCTGCGCGAATGTCGGCACGCCATGTTTTTTTGTTCAGGCGCCCGTACTTTTTGCCCATCCACGCGGTCTGTCCGACGCGCTCAAGATGTGGCGGGTCAAACACAACAACCGGAAATGAGGCATCAGCGAACGGCAGCGCGCGGAAGTCGGCGATAATGTCCGGGCTGATAATCAGGCTGCGTCCGTCGCAAAGTTTGTGCTGCTCAGCACGGATATCACTGAATACAGCGCGTTCGTCCTGTTTATCGAACCAGAACATACGGGAGCCGCAGCACATGTCGAGAATGGTTTGCTCGGTCATTTGGCCCCCTCGCGCAGCATGCTGCAGAACTCGTATGCAGCATCAGGCAATGAGCGGTAGTAAGCCTTAGCCTCAACGAATACGGAATTTTCTTCGCCGCAGTAAGCCGCAAACTCCTCCACCCCATCAGCCTTAATCCCGGCTACGATGCGATCGGTGTCGGCGATATCTTTCAGCGCATAACAAACATCGTCAGTGCTGCACGGATCATCCTTTCCGCAAACCTCGCAGAAGTGAACCGAATGACTATGGTCTGTAATGGCGTTCTTCAGCGCCACATTCTCCGCAGCCAGCTGCTTAAACGCTTTCGCCAGCGCCATAACCTTTGTCTCTTTGATCGACAGCTCGCCTGCGCTCTCCAGGGAGGCGATGAGCTCGTTTACTGCCTGTAATGTGATAGTCATACAGCCTCCCCAAGTACCCAGCGCAGAGCCGCAGCATAATCGCCAGTGGCACCTTCGAGGGCTTTTGTGATTTCTTTACGGGTTTTCAGACGTGGCTTTGCTTCGCCGAGAATCTGGCGCTGCCGCCGGGCTTTTTCATGGCCGGTTGTGCCAGCAGTTGCCGCTTCGATTTCAGAGACCTTCTCCCGCTGCTCTTCGGGTTTAAGCGATGCCAGCTGACGCGCCTGGGTAACGGTGACTGTGCCAGCCTCCACCGCTTCCCTGACGGCCTGAGTAGCATCGAGGAGGGAAAGCGTTGCTCGAACGGTCTGAACGCTGCAGCCAAACAACACCGCAATGTCGTCCTCATCGAGCCCACGGTCGAGCGCGTCTGACATTTTTTTAGCCCGGCCAAGCGGCGTATCGGGTCGGCGAATTTCGTTTTCGCTGACCATGTATTTAGCCATCTGATTTGCCGAACCGCGCTTAACGACTCCAGGTACAAGCAGTGGGTCTTTGCCTTCTTTCAGACGGAGTTTATTTGCCTCCATGGTATGTTTAACGCGCTGACGGCCAACAACTACGCAGGTGAGCCCCGTTTCAGGGTCTTTCCAGACGATGATCGGCTCCAGTACACCCAGCTCTGCAATGTTCAGTACCATCCCTTCCTCGATCGGCAGGTGTACACGCTCATCGTAAAGTGGGTGGTTCTTATCGGTGACCAGGTGCAGGTATTCAGGCTCGAAATTGAGCACGTTTGTTTTGCCGCTAGCACCGTATACATCGATTGAATTCTTAGCCATGAATAGCCTCCTGAACATCTAAAACTCGCTGAAAAACAGGACTGCCAAGCAGGCTGTAATTCATCCCAACAGCAACTTTCGGCACCAGGCCAAAACGCTTCATGTCAAAGTCGATGACGGCCCGCTGATCGCGGAACAGCCCCAAACGACCATGCCGGACAACCTCGCCAGTCGCTTCTGCTTCGGAAAAATACCGTTGGACAGTAGCGCGGCTCAGGCCCAGTTTCTTCATTGCCTCGGCGGTCGTGAGGCGCCCCTGATGCCTGGTGATCCGAATCACTGCGCGGACGTACTCTCTGCGCTCAACTGCTGACAATGCTCTAGCCATACATACCTCACTTAACGACGCGCAGATGGCGGACGTTTTTGCGATAACTATCCCAGTCGAAGTTCACCCACATGCCGCCATCCATCTGGAGTCGGTCAAGGATCCTTGCCCCTAGTGTTTCTGTCAGCGATTCATAATTCAGGTTGGTCAGGATGCCGACCGGGCGCATAGACGACAGACGACGATCGATAACCTGGTTCAGAATGACCTTTTCGCCGCTGCTTCCACGCTGAATCCCTACTTCGTCCAGGATAAGCAAATCTACGCGGCAAAGGTCATCCAGTAGCGAAGCTTCCGACTGCCCGTCGTCATAGCACTCGCGAACACGAAGCATCAGGTCAGGAATAGTCACCACCAGCACAGAGCGACCACCAGCCAGCAGGTGATTTCCGATTGCGGCCGCCAGATGGTTTTTCCCCGTTCCCGGCGCTCCGCTGAATACGAAACTGGCGAACCCTGAACCGAAGTTCTGTGCGTAACTTTTTGCCATCGTGAGCGCCCGGCGCTGACCATCTCCTGCCACCTGGTAATTTGCGAACGTGCAGCTCCGATGCAGATCCTGAATTCCCGCACGTCCAAAGATTTTCTCAGCGCGGATACGCTGGTTTTGTTTTTCCAGTTCTTCGCAACGTTTGCGCCCTTCCTCGGCCTGCCAGGCACGCCATTCATCAACGCTGCCAAACTTAGGCTCTACACCCGGAGGAATAAGTTTTTTCAGCCGTTCAAGCGCACTACCAGTACCAATCATATTTTTCATCGCTACCCCCTGAACCCACTCGGGATTAATTTATCTGGCTGGGATATTGAGTTCGGATCCCGTTTACCGGTTGGTGCTTCGAAGCTCCACAACTCCTCGTAGTGCTTTGAGGGACCGAAAAACGTGGATGCTTGTTTCACGTACTCAGTGTTGAGTTTTCCGGCAGCTGTGACGTAATCCGCATATCGTCGAACGCCATCGGTAAGCTCCTGCGCTGTTGCGCCTGATTTAATTCGGGCAGTCCAGGCTTTGAACGCATCGGCCTTGCTATTGCCTCCCGCGCGTTTTGGGTATCCCTTCCAGGCAAGTTCAAATTCCTCCGGGTAACTGCTTTTCGGCTTTTCAGATGGAGCATCATCGGAGGATTCACCATCTGGGGGTGTGGCGGAGCCATGCCCCGAAAGATCTTTATCTTGTTCTTGTTCCTGATCCTGTTCCTGATCTTGGCTTCGTAGCCCCTTCGAAGCCCCTTCTGGCGTTGAGCACGATTCGCGTTTGACACTCAGATGAAAATCATCCTTATAACGCTCGTAAAACAATGAAAGGAAAGGGTTTTCGGTAAGAGACGCATACTCACTCCTGACCCCCGCACAACGGTTATCACCTGGCTTTAATGCCTTGCCTACCTGGTAGGCGGCCATTTCATGCACCCAGACCATCTCTGTGTCCTCGTCATAGCTACAAAACCCCGCTTCGATGGCGCTTTTAAGCCCCTTCGAAGCCCCTTCCAAGCCCAATCCTGTTTCATGGGCGATATAGAGAATTGGCAGGTAATACAAACCGAGCATGTTTGCGTGTGGCGAGGTCATCAGATAGAACGAGACCACCTGCGCTTCAGCGCCTTTTTTCCGCAGTTCACGACCTGTTTTTCCTAGCCAGAATTGCGGTGCGACTGTTGCATAGTCACGCATAGATACCCCTGAACTTATGACGTTGGCTTATCGGTCTTTTCGGCGTATTTAAAAACAATTTCTACGCACAGAAAGACACATTTCTGACAGATAGAGACACCGGGTCCGGCGATTAGAACGCCCGAAATCTCGATGTTGGTCACCCCGCAGAAAGAACACTTGTGAGTTGGCTGGATGTTTACCTCAGCACTGGTTCCTGACATACTTACCTCGCAATTACCACTTCGTTTTTGCACCTGAAAGCCGTTGGTGTTGCTGCACCGCGGCTTTCACCCTTTCAGAACAACCCAGCTTGTTTGCTACCTTTTCGCACCGCACGTTTAGCTGCACGGCGTTCAGTCGCGCTGGTCTGCTTTTCCGCCCACAAGCGGCCATGCCTGAGAGCATCATCGAAAATCGCCCCTTTTTTAGTTGCCTGTGACATTCGGTTGTATAAGTCCTCCGCATGCCTTGCCCCCCCCTGAGCCACCGGAACAGAAAACCCCTCGCTCAGAAGTATTTTTTCAACCTGGTTACGAACGTAATCACCCCACCCCATACCACCTCCTACAGCGTGCACAGCATCGAGCTAACGAGTGTCATCAGCGTTCCTGTCTGCTCAGGCATCAGCCTGAATAGCGAAGCTATTCCCTCGCTTACCTCCTTCAGTTTCTGGTGCTCCGGCGCGTTCAGCATCACCGCCTGCTTGGCTTCAGCGCATTCCTTCATGGCCGAAGACAGGCGCGACAAAATATCGTCCTGAGGCATCAGGCGATGGCGGAATTCCAGCGGCAGAACGGCAATGATTGCCGGGGTAAGAAGGCGAACGTACTCGCGGTAGCGCTCTGAATCGGCAGGGTTGTCCAGGTAGCGAAAAAGCTTCTGTCTGGCACGGCTGATATCATCAGGAAATGCGATCTCCTCGCCGCCCTGCTGTCGCCACTCATCGATGATGTGGGCCGACACAACGTCCTGCCCTTCAGCTGCTGCCCAGGCGCGAACGGCAGAGCGAATTACATCGTGATCTGCCTCTTTCAGATGATTACGCTTTATCAGAGCGCCGGTGTTGAATCCGGTATTTTGTTGAAAGGGAAGTGTTTGCATGTTCAGCCTTCCTGTTTCGGCAGGCCGTCAGTTGGGTTTGGGTACGCCTCAGGATCAATTTCATGAGGTGTAACCTGCCAATTAAGAAACTTACAAAGCGCGCGCACTCGTGATGTGGGGACTTTTCCCGAATTCATCCAACGACTTACTGCCTGAGATGAAAGACCCATCGCCTCACCAAGCGCGGTTTGTGTAGTGATTGATTTAACTTTGTTTTTAAGTTGCTCGTTCATGACTCCTCCTTTTGTTGAAAACAAGCATACACATTGAAACCGTATGTTTCAATTAAATTACTCCAATTTGTTTCAGTTACTTCTGAAACATGGGGTTGTAAAATGGAAAGTATGACTACCGAAACCAATCAAGTTTTTGCTTACAGGTTTAACCAAGCCATTACTGAGCATGGTTGGAACCTTTCCGATTTAGCCCGCCGCGTTGGTGTAACGCCGCAGGCGGTTCAGAAGTGGGCGAAAGGAATCTCTATACCGCGGGGCAAGAAGATGAAGTTGCTTGCTGAAGTAACGGGAAAGCCCGAGCATTGGTATTTCATGCAGCCTGATACAGATGATCCTGAGCTGGTAGCTCAACTAGGTCTTCCAAAAAAACTCGATGTTACTGAAGAGGCGCTCCTTAGCATCTTTAACCAACTTCCCGAAGCTGAAAAACTACGTTTAATCCTTCACGCAAAGGGCGTTTTGAGAGACCTTCAAGCACTAAAAGATGATGTTGGTGATTTGATAAAAGACCTTAATCGCTAACTCCCCTCCCCCTAACGCTGACATAGTCGGCGTTTTTTTTCGCCCTCAATTACTAAATTTAGTTTCAATTGTTTGACTATTGAAATTATTGGTTGTAAATTTAGCGCGTCGACAACAAACGCATTGTTGTCAGGTGGCAAACGTTCCGCTGGCCACGTAATGGCTGAGGTTGAAATGAGTAAGCAAGGCATCAGAGCCATGGTCATTTCGGCAGTTATCGGGCTCTTCGTCTGGATCGCGCTTTTCTGCGCACTGAGGGAGTTATTTACATGATTGATTTCGCACGCAAACCCGCTCGTCAGCAGGCTGTTCGTTTAAGTCCGTTGTCAGCTTTCATTCGCCGGGTGTGCTACATGCTCGCGCAAAAAGGAGACCCTTCATGAGCACGATGTTTGCCCTGGTTCTCACCGTCAGCATGCTGACGGGCGGTAATCAGGATGTCCTGCTCGGCGTTTACGACACTGAGAATGACTGCAAGGCAGCCGCAGAAGAGCAACACGTGACAGCCGAATGTTACCCACTGAAAGGTGTACTCGACGAGCATCCGGCCGGGTTCACGGTGCAAATGTAGGGGGAAGAATGCAGAAGAAATGCGGTTACTGCCGTAAAGCGATCGAGGGAAAACCAGTGGTGAGCACCCTGTTGTACCTCCAGGGGAACCAGCTCGCACGGAAAGAAAAAGAGTATTGCTCAGAACGTTGCGCTTCTCACGACCAGATGGCGCACGAGGGCTAACGTAAACCCGCCGAAGCGGGCTGTACGTCCGGTGCCACCGACCAAAGTTACACCGGAAATTACCAAAACCAATGACCACCCTGAATGGGCGCTACCAATGGCCCGGGGGATTCTACATCCAAAATAGAGGCTATCACATGGAATATTTTTATCTGATAAAAGCGACTCAAAAATCGGGTAAAGCTGATGCCGTAATCTGGCGCACTAATAAATCAGAAGCTCGCGCCCTTCTGCAGTTGGACGTCGATCTGGAAGACGCTGGGATCGAAACAGGCCGCGGCAAAGACTATCAAAAACCAATTCGCACCGATTTCCCGGTATTCAACGACCTGCCGGCTGAGGGTGTTCTCGATTACTCATGGTGCGAACGCTACCAGCTCGGCGACGATGGCCGCACCTGGGCTCTGAAGCCAGGTCAGGAGCCTGCTGATGTTCATCACGGCGATGATGCCGGTGTATCCTCTGAGGCCGTTACTTGCGAGCTGGTTGATGCCAATACAACTGTCGACGCGGTACAAGATGAGACCGTGGAAACTTTCGGTAGCGATGAATACCAGGACGATTCCAGCGCGCTTTTTAACGTGGCCGAGCTCCCCTTTCGCGCTCAGCTGCTGGCGCAGTACATGGCCGAAGAACGTCACGTTTATCATATCAGCATGCCTCACCGGCAGGAGCTGTCCGTTCTTGAAATGGACACTGATAACGCAGCAGTCCAGGATCTGATTCTGGCCGCCGAGAATGTCCCTGAAATCAAAAAATACGATATGCCGGCGCTCTGGAAATTCACCAGTGCCAATAAAAAAGTCTTCCCGGAAGGGAAACGGCATGAGCTCGGCAAGCGTATCCAGTTTGCAAAGCTGTGGTTTGCCACTAACGCGATCGACCGCGGTATTCTCACCAGGGAATGGGCTGCCGGTAACTGCATTTCTTCGGTTTTGAAAACCGATGCAGGTACGAATGCTGGCGGCGGTAATAAAACCGATCGCAATCCTTCATACACCCATACCCTTGATACGCTCGATGTAGAAATAGCCCTGGCCACAATGCCAATGGATTTCGATATCTACAATTTCCCGGCATCAATTCACCGCCGGGCCAAAGAGATCGTCCAGAAGAAAGAAAGTCCGTTCAAGGAATGGTCTGCAGCGCTGCGCAAGGTCGCAGGCATCCTGGATTATTCCCGCGCCGCCATTTTTGCCCTTATTCGTGGCGCCACCAGCGACATTCATCATTTCCCGGTAAGTCTGCAGACCTATATCAATGCGAACCTGACGGAGCATAAGCATGACGCCCCTTCTGCTGAAACGTTAGAGAAAGCCGGTCATGTTTCATCTGCCGCCGTCACTCTGGACGCTGTGAAAAAGGCTATCGATGGAGATGAAGGTGTGCCTGACCTGGAAACTCTCCCAACTGACTTTCAGGTAATTGGCACCGAACTGGTGAAAGAAGCTCAAAAGAAACGCCCTGACGCTAATCAGGTTCTGGCCGCCGAACGTGGCGAATATGTCGAAGGTATCAGTGACCCCACGGATCCGAAGTGGATAACCGAAGACCTGACCAAACCCCGATCCCCGGAAATTCCCAATCTCGGCGGCGGAATGTTTTCAATTGAAGGCCTCATGACTTCACCGGCTACTAATGCCGCCGAAGAAGGAACCACCAGCAATGTGCAGATGGAAACGGCTCAGCCAGTCAAAGACGAAAATGATAATGCGGTATCAGCAGGCAAAGGCGCTGATGAGCCTCCTGCGCAAACAACTGCCGTGAACATGAGCGAAATACTGGCTGAACGCTGCCCGGATCTCACAGCCGCAGTGCTGAATAGCCAGGTTTCCGGGAGTGCTCGTAGCGATGAAGAGGAAGAGGCTGAACAAGCAGCGCCAGCATGGCCGGAGTATTTCGAGCCTGGTCGATATGAAGGCGTGCCAAATGAGGTCTACCACGCCGCTAACGGCATCAGCTCCACAATGGTTAAAGATGCCCGGGTATCGCTTATGTATTTCGAGGCGCGCCACGTATCCAAAACTATCCAGAAGGTACGCTCCCCTGTTCTGGATATGGGCAATCTGGTGCATGCACTGGCGCTGCAGCCCGACGACATGGATAAAGAGTTCAGCGTCGAGCCAGAAATACCTGAAGGTGCGTTCACCACAACTGCGACGATCCGCGCGTTTATCGACGAATACAACAACGGGCTTCCGCCGCTGTTGAGTGCTGACGATATCAAGGCGCAGTTGGAGGCGCACAACGCCACCCTGCCCGCTCCTGTACCGCTGGGCGGCGACAAAGATGCAATTGGCATTGCGTATCTGGAATTACCTGACGAGTTCAAGCGAATCGTTGGTGACGATAAAAACTTTACCGCGTCAGCAATGAAGGCCTGCATCAAAGAATACAACGCCACCCTGCCAGCGCCTGTTAAAACCAGCGGCAGCCGTGATGCCATGTTGGAACAACTGGCGATTATCAATCCTGACATGGTCGCTCAGGAAGCCCAGAAGGCGCAGCCGCTGAAAGTATCAGGCACCAAAGCGGATCTGATTCAGGCCGTGAAATCGGTAAAACCGGATGCCGTGTTTGCCGATGAGCTGCTGGATGCATGGCGCGAGAACCCGGAAGGAAAAGTGCTGGTTACCCGCCAGCAGCTGGCTACGGCACTGGCCATTCAGAAAGCACTGTTGAATCACCCGACCGCCGGCAAGTTGTTGACGCATCCGGGCCGTGCCGTCGAGGTGAGCTATTTCGGCATTGATGAGGAAACCGGGCTGGAAGTTCGCGTGCGTCCTGACCTTGAGATAGACATGGGCGGCCTGCGCATCGGTGCGGACCTGAAAACCATCAGCATGTGGAACATCAAGCAGGAAGGCCTGCGCGCGAAACTGCACCGGGAAATCATCGAGCGCGATTACCACCTGAGCGCGGCTATGTACTGCGAAACAGCAGCTCTGGATCAGTTCTTCTGGATATTCGTTAACAAAGACGAGAACTACCACTGGATCGCCATCATCGAGGCATCCGAAGAACTGCTGGAACTCGGCATGCTGGAATACCGCAAAGCTATGCGCGCGATTGCGAACGGTTTCGACACTGGCGAATGGCCGGCGCCAATCACTGAGGATTACGCCGAAGAACTCAACGATTTTGATGTGCGCCGTCTCGAAGCGCTGCGCGTACAGGCATAAGGGGATATGACGATGGAAAACACCAATATTGTTACCACTGAGCAACAGGCTCCAAATACCATTTCTGCCAGTAACGCCATCTTCAACGTGCAGGCGCTCGGCCAGCTAACGGCATTTGCAAACCTGATGGCAGATTCTCAGGTGACGGTACCAGCACACCTCGCGGGTAAACCAGCCGATTGCATGGCGATCGTTATGCAGGCGATGCAATGGGGCATGAATCCCTACGCAGTAGCGCAAAAAACGCATCTGGTAAACGGTGTGCTTGGATATGAAGCCCAGTTAGTTAATGCGGTAATCGCCAGCTCAAGCGCCATTCATGGCCGCTTTCACTATCGTTACGGCGGCGACTGGGAGCGCTGCACCAGGACTCAAGAGGTCACCCGGGAGAAGCACGGCAAAAACGGGAGATGCAATGTCACCGAGCGTGTACGAGGCTGGACAGATGAGGACGAAATCGGGTTATTCGTCCAGGTCGGCGCGATTCTGCGCGGTGAATCAGAAATCACCTGGGGGGAGCCACTTTATCTCTCTGGAGTCGTCACACGTAATTCTCCTTTGTGGGTTTCAAACCCGAAACAGCAAATCGCTTATCTGGGCGTCAAATACTGGGCGCGGCTGTATTGCCCGGAAGTCATCCTGGGTGTTTACAGCCCGGATGAAGTTGAACAAAGGACCGAGCGAGAAATAAACCCGGCGCCGGCGCAAAGAATGTCTGTGGCAGAGATCACCAGTGGAACAGACATCACCACCAGCGCGCAGGATTCGGCTCTCAATATTGATTCCCTGGCAGATGATTTCCGTGACCGCATTGATCGCGCCGAATCGGTCGATGCAGCAAAAGCCATCAGGGCTGATCTGGATAAAGAGAAAGCTGTGTTGGGCACTGTTCTTTTCACCGAGCTGAAAGGTAAAGCCGTGCAGCGTTATTTCATGGTAGACGCCCGAAACAAAGTTGAGGCCGCGATCAACTCTCTACCTAATCCCGGAGAACCGGAAGCCGTCGAACTGTTCGCTAAAGCTGAAGGCATTCTCAACGGCGCGAAACGCCACCTCGGTGATGAACTGTATGACCAGTTCCGCATCACCCTGGACGACATGAAACCGGAATACGTGGGCTAAGAGAGGCGGGAGGGTGAACCCTCCCGGTAACGATATGACGAAAATTACTGAACGCGGAATGATTTTCAACGGGGAGATGGTACGCGCCATCCTCGACGGCCGGAAGACGCAGACCCGGCGGATTATGGCGCCGCAGCCAGCGGACGACATTGAGCGCGGAATATTCCCTAACCCAGAAGCAATTGGCTGGAAATCCTCTCTGAGGCACAAGCATGGCAGCACCACCGCTCATTTTTGCCCTTACGGCAAGCCAGGCGATCGCATCTGGGTAAGAGAGACATTTCAGGGGCCACTATTCGACTACGACCTAATGGATAGCTATTGCAAAGACTCCACTCCGTTTGAGAAGCCCGAATTCTGCGTTTACAAGGCTGATGGAGTGCCTGCGCCAGAGTTTTACGATGCAGATGATGAACTACATTGCTGCTGGCGACCATCAATCCACATGCCGCGCTGGGCCAGCCGCATTCTGCTGGAAATCACCGACGTGCGCGTGGAACGGCTTAACGCTATCAGCGAAGAGGATGCAGAGGCGGAAGGAATCGACATGGAGGCACTTTATGACTCCCAGGACTGTTACGACTGCATTGCAGACCACAATATGACCGGAAGGCCAACGGTAACAGGCGCATTTAAGTACCTGTGGGAATCCATCTACGGCGAGGAAAGCTGGAAGGCCAACGGTTGGGTTTGGGTCATTTCGTTTAAGCGCGTTGAAGGCGGTGCAGCATGAGTCTTAAACATCAATTACCTGAGCTGGAAGCCAGCATCGACCCGGCAGCATTGCGCTTAGCAGCCGACGAATATTCGGATCTGCTTCTGACATTGTGCTTGTGCATGAAGATGGCCGGCCCCACCCGGGCGAACGTGCGCGCCTGTGCCACCGAGCTTAAAAAACGCCTGACAACTTGGCACAGCCAGAAAGAACTCAATGCAATTCTGTCCAGTTGGGATCCCGTTGGCTATGTTCTCGGCCTCCGCCGGGAAGCGAACGACAACGCGCGCGCAGCTGGCGATCCAGTTGATGTTTTTGTGTGAGGTGGATATGCGACTGATTAACCGAAGCAAACAATCACCGCTGGGCCGCCAGGCGTGCGATGCAGCACTTGCAAAACACGTTGAGCTTTATGGCGATTATGGCCGGCAGAAAATGAAGCGGACCTATACCGTCGTGGTACAGGGCACAAAAATCACAGTTGAGGTGGTTAACCGACGCTGCAGTTACGTGGCTACTGCTATGAATTGCGCACGTAGACTGCGCGCACTGGCTGGGCAAGTTTCCTGATAATGATACGGCCCCGAAAGGGGCCAATGGAGATAATGATGAGCAATGAACTCGAATTGATGAAAACGCGCGATATCTGCGAACAACTCTGCATTACACCGAGAACACTGGATCGCTATCGCAAGCGTAAAAAGAGCGAAAACCCCTTCCCTGATCCAGACTGTTCATATATGGGCGGCCCAAACAAATGGCTGAAAAGCAAAGTAGTCGCCTGGCAGCAAAAAGAGATGGTTAGGAAAACCAGACGGCCAATGTCACATCTGAATCTGCCCCGCGATAACAAAGGTCGCCTTATCCGGCCTGACGCGGCGTGAACTCCAGTACATCGGGCTCGATGATGCTCATCAGTCGGGCCCACCACTTGCCATATGCCTCTCTCATTTCTTCTATATACGTATGCTTGTCATATACAGACCATACGCCGGGCAGTTTATGCCCCAGCATTATCTCAGCAATATGCGGCTCGGTAAGCTCAGAAAAGTTTGTGCGAGCAGTTCTGCGCAGATCGTGAATCGTGAAGTGGGGCACTTGCTCGTTATAAGCTTTCAGCATGAACTTAACCAGGTTGCTGCTAATGCTCATATGGAAGCCTTCACTCATCGGCTTATCTTCGTACTTAGAGAAAACGAAGCGACCAGGAGCAAGATCAATGGCCCGTTGTATCAACGGTAGCATTTCTGGAATTATCGGTCGAAGTATCGGTTTTTTACTCTTCCGCCCGGTTTTGTGGTTTTCCCATGGAACGGTCCAAATACCCTCTTCAAAATCGAAATGCGATACTTCGGCCTGCCTCAGTTCGCCGACCCTGCATGCCCATAGCAGAGAGAGTTTATAAAGTATCTTGTTTCGTTCCATCAGGCGTGAGTCCTCAATAGCTCGCCATACTATCGCCAGTTCTTTTCTATCAAGGGTGCGCTCCCCCATCTGCTTCTGGATCCCGAAATCGCGGCCAGACATTTCAGACAGAGGGTTGGTCTCAAGTAGTTGACGTTTAACCGCCCATGAATAGCACTGCCGGCCGTTGCTGATTACCCGGCGGGTGATCTCACTATAACACTGCGCCAGTCTGTCCAGAACCGTAAGCCAGTTATGTAGCGTCAGCTGGTGTGCCGGGTATTTACCTAGTTTAGGGAAAACGTGAAGTTCGAACGTCCGCAGGATCTGCCCTGCTGTTTCTTTCTGGATACAAACCATGGCGTGCCATTCGCGGAAAAGTTCCTCGAATGTGTACTGGCTGTTTATTTTTGCTTTATCGAGGCTTTGCCTGATTCGAGGATTTTCCCCGCGGGCAAGAATCGCAGCCCATTTGGCTACTTCATCGCGCGCGGCCTTTAAACCGAACTCAGGATAACTGCCGATCGTCATCTTGTCCTGTTTCCCCAGAAAGCGGAAACGGTAAAAAAAGGTGACGGCGCCCTTTTTAGAAATGCGCACCCAAAGGCCGTCCCGGTCAGCCTTCTCTTCTACCTTGTCTCGTTCGCGCCCGAGGCACGACTTTAGATAACTATCTGAAATAGCCAT